GGCTCCACTTCCTAAGAATCAATTTTGATCCCCAGACCAACTCAATAAAGAGGTGGGGGAAGCACTGCACTAAAGAACAACACAGGGCAACCCATCTGGAAACCAAAAGAGAAATCGTCCCCTGCAGCAAACTGCATAAGGGACGTGGGAGGGTTAGGACCCTCTAGGGTGACGATACCAAAATCGCCAACCTCTCGAAACGCTATCGGAGAATACCAAGGTACCTCAAGAACGGTAGCGTTGCTCCAAGGAGCAATGGACATTCGCGCCGACCCATCCTCTAGGGCCGACGCAGTTCCATTCCAGTTCAATGTCCAATAAAACGGGAATGGGGCAGCATCATAATCTGGTGGATTAATAATAATATTAGCCCTCCAAGAACCAACGTAAAAAGCGTACGTAAGATTCAGGTATCCAATATACCAATTATGACTAACTGCCTGCGCAAAGCCAAGTGTGCTCTGAAGAGCTACAGGTTTTCCGAACCGCTTAATCAACAGTCGTAGCGATAGAACTCGCTCACCAATAGTACTCAAATGAGCCCACATAGAAACTTTAGGAACTTCGCGCAACACACCAATACACTCACCATTCAAACCATCCACAGTTTCCTCTCTCCCAAAAGGACCACCCTGCGGAACAAATGCGTGTTCCGATTCTCCTTCTTCAGGAACTCTCGTTCCTCTGCCTCTTCCTTTTGCTCCAACTCTTGAACTGGGAACATCAAGGGATGGCAGACTTGAACTCAATTGGGCATGTCGCCCCGGCATGGCAAACTCAATATCAGGGCCACCTGAACAATAACACACAATGTAAATATTGGACGGGACAGTCCCACTTGAGTTCGTCAATGGGTTAATCACATTAACATAAATACGACCAGTAGTTAAATCACTGGCTGAAATAATTTGCCCAAAATAAGCAAAATAAACCTGAGTAAAAGGTGTACGTGCGACGTACGGAACCTCAAACTCAATGCTTGAACTCTGAGTTATGTCCCAAATGTATCTCTGCGATAAAGCGTCCTGCGCACTCGTGGAAGGAGTGCTAGTATTCAAACCCATTTGCCAGACTACCTCCAATGTACCAGTATGGAATGCAGTTTTCACCACAGCCAATCTATACTTCAAAGTACCCCTCCACATACGAAATGTTCCTGCAACAAAAGCCACCGGACTAGGCGATTGCGGAAAACGACTACCACGTCCAACAGCTGATTCAGACACAACACCAGGC